CATAATAAGTATTCAATTCCAGGATAATTCAACAACTTCTGGACACGGAACCTACGGCATTGACGAATACGTGACTGGATCACTTCAAAGTACACTATATGCGTATTATGCAAGTGGATCTTATATTCAGACTACATTGCCAACATTTGCCACAAATACTATTTCAGGATCTTAAACTCTAAACAGTTGACAAGCTAATTACTGTAGTGTTATTATAGTACACTACGGAGTTTGTTATGGACGAAAAAATTGAAAAAGCATTTGCTGTTGCCAATTATATGGCAACTCTATCAAATCAAAAAAGAATTAGTTTAGAAGAATATAATCAGGCATTAATTTATTATGTGGATGGTGCAACATTTAAGATAACTTCCGACTTGATTAGTTTTGTTAGCACTATGGCAGGTAGACCATTCGATTTAGTTCTTGTGGACTCAAATAATCTTCCAGTAAAAATATCCGACCCTAAAAAGTTCCTAGCAGATATTATCGGTATTTACGATAATGCCAGTCTTGAATATTTTGAAAAATATTCTAGTATAAAATCAAAAAGAAAAATCGCAGACATTATTGATCTATGACAGCAGGAATTCTAATATTTGCTCAAAATAATTCTAAGGTTGATTACATAAAATTAGCCACTTATGCGGCTTGTCGAGCTAGAGATTATCTACAAGTGCCTGTAAGTATAATAACAGATAGTCCTGCATATCTTGTAGCCAGCCAGCCAAATCATCCTTTCGATAAGATAATAGAAATTTATAATGCTGACCAGACACAGAAAAAACATTTTCAAGATGGCAAATTATTTTCTACATATTTAGAATGGAAAAATTTTGCAAGGAATCAAGCATACGAACTGAGTCCTTACGATAAGACCATGGTAATAGATAGTGATTACATAATTAATTCATCTATACTTAAATCTGCATTTGAGAGAGATGCTGATTTACAGATTTATTCAGAGAGTATGGATCTATCTGTTTGGAGGCCTACTAAGGAGTTTGAAAGAATCAATGAAAAAAGTATTAGGTTTTATTGGGCCACAGTTTTTGTCTTTCAAAAAAATTTAGTAACAGAATCATTCTTTAATTTGATTTCGTATATTAGATCTAACTGGAACTATTATAGAATGTTATACAACATAGATACTCAGTTGTTTAGGAATGATTATGCTTTTAGTATAGCAATCCACATATTAAATGGAAATTCTGAAAACTTTTTTGTATTAGAATTGCCAGGCAAAATGATTTATACTAGAGACACAGATTTATTAGTAGAAGCCAATACTCGATCTATGAAATTTTTACTTGAAAAACAAAACTACCCTGGTGAATATCAGGCAATTAAAACCCAGGGACTCGATATTCATGTTATGAATAAATTTAGCCTCAGTAGATGTATTGATGGAGGTTTGGGTGTCTAAAGGTTTTTTAGTTCTTGCTCAAAATACAGATACTGTTGACTATGTTCAACAGGCCTATGCTCTAGCGTTGAGTATTAAATTAACCCAGAGTTCTATAACAGATATTAGTATTATAACTAATGATATTGTGCCTCCTGAGTATGCGAGCGTTTTCGATCAGATAATTCCTATTCCTTATTTTAACAAAGATGTGAGTTCATCATTCAAAACAGAACATAGATATCAGATGTTTTATGCCACTCCCTATAAGGAAACAATAGTACTAGATACTGATATGATTATGTTAGATGATATAGATTCTTGGTGGAATTATTGTAAAAATTATGACTTAAAGTTTTGTAATAGAATTAAAAATTATAAAATGGAAACAGTAGTAGATACCGTACATAGAAAAACATTTATAGAAAATAATCTAACTAATCCGTATTTTGCACTACACTATTTCAAAAAAACTGAACCCGCTAGAGAATTCTACAAAGTTTTAGAATTTGTATGTAATAACTGGGAATGGTGTTGGACAAAATTTGCACCTAACTATTATCAAAATTGGCCTAGTATGGACCTTGCTACAGCTATTGCTATAGAAATTTTTGGCTCACATGAACAAGTTTTAGATGTGTCCAACCCGATGGAATTCGTACATATGAAAGTTCCGTTACAAAATTGGTCTATAGATAAATCTAGTTGGAAAGAATGTGTTTTATATAATTTTACAGGAGAGTTAACTGTAGGAAATATCAAGCAACAAAAGTTATTTCATTATGTAGAAAAAGATTTTTTATCCTCTGATATCATAGACAAATTAAAGGAGGTATTAGGTGAGTAAAAAATCTAAGAAAAGAATCGATGCTACTCCTCGATTCTATATTCACTATCATCCGGAAACTCTACAAATATTTTCTGTAAACAATTATAAACAAGATTCTGATCTTTTACCTTTAGAAGTAGACTTTCAAACATATGAAAATTTACTTTTTGGCAAAGATAGGTTTGAAGACTATAAAATAGGACCTATTGTAGATGAATCTGGCGTTACAGTGATTGGAGTTACACATACAAATTTCATCATCAATCATACGTTACCTAACGGACTGTTATCTTGTATTAATCAAAAAAATGACCCTTATCATCTCTTAGTCGGATGGAACGGTTGGCAGAAACATTGGGTATTCAGTCCTTCTGTATCATTGATAAACCAATACTATAATAATGAGCTATCTTTTAGAGAAATATCTATTTTTGTAATTTCAAAAAATGATCCCGATTTCTTAATAAGAACTATCGGTGTTGACATCAGATCAATGATGCCTAAAAAAGATATAATTGTTGATTTTGAATCAACTTGGGAATCTGATATAGATTCTATCACTCTGTTAACAAATATTTCTTTAGATTATTCTTTACACATTTGGGAGTCTCATGAATAAAATTAAAGTTATAGAACAAGACATAATTTTTCTTAGTTATGATGAGCCAAATGCTGAAAAAAACTATGCAGATTTATGCAATAAAGTACCTTGGGCTAAACGAGTGCATGGAGTTAAAGGAAGCGATGCGGCCCATAAAGCGTGTGCGGCACTAAGTGAGACAGAATATTTTGTAACAGTGGATGCTGATAATATTGTCGATCCAAAATTTCTTGAAGTAGAAGTAGATTTAGAAGAACTTAAATTGACTTCTGATCATGTTTTTAGCTGGTGTGGTCGAGTGCATGTTAATGGTCTTATGTACGGTAACGGCGGCCTAAAAATGTGGACACGTAAATTTGTAAATGAAATGCGTACACACGAGAATTCCAATCCCAACGATACAAAGGGCCTTGTAGAATTTTGTTTTGATGACAAGTACTATCAGTTTAATGAAAACTACAGTGAGAGCTTTACTAATGCCAGTCCGTTCCAAGCATGGAGAGCGGGATTCCGAGAAGGTGTTAAGATGAGCTTGGACCAAGGTGCTCGAGTAAAAGATCTTAAAACTATCTGGTGGCAAAACTATCATAGACTTTTAGTGTGGTGTAATATCGGTATCGATGTAGAAAATGGCTTGTGGAGTATTTACGGAGCAAGAGAAGGTGCATACCTTACTAATTGTACTGATTGGAATTACAGTAATGTACGAGATTTTGAATGGCTCACCGAACAATGGGAAACCAAATATAGTAAAATAACTGATAAGATGCTACCTCATGAAATCAGTGGTCTAGGTGAAACATTAAAACATGAGTGCGGATTAGAATTATTTGATCCATGTACCGATTCTAGTAAGTTTTTCAAAACTGTTTTTAATAATAGTCCTAGAATAATAAGGAACAGATAATGTACGATATAGCATTTATATCATACCATGAGAAAACTGCTAACTCAAGTTTTATTCAATTGTTGAATCTTAATCTTAAAAATTATATTTATAGGGTACATGGAGTTAAAGGAATACATCAAGCGCACATCGAAGCTGCCAAACTTTCAAGCACATCTATGTTTTATGTTGTTGATGCAGATGCAAAAATACTACCTACATTTCGATTTAACTTAAAATTAGATCCTAGTGAAGAGGATATTGTACATGTTTGGAAAAGTAAAAATCCGGTAAACAGTTTAGAATATGGCTACGGAGGTGTAAAATTACTACCAACTAACTTAACCATTAACATGGATACGTCTAGTACTGATATGACTACTAGCATTAGTCAAAGATTCAAAGCGATTGATAAAATTAGTAATTATACCAATTTCAATACTGATCCTTTAAGCACTTGGCGAAGTGCATTTAGAGAATGTGCTAAACTTTCTAGTAAATTAATTGTTGGTCAAAATGATAAAGAAACTATAGATCGATTAAATGTATGGAGATACAATACTAGTTCTGCACCATATGCCGAATATGCCAGAGGCGGCGGTAGTGCAGGAGAATGGTATGGATCGACTTACAAAGATGATCCTGAAAGTCTAGCTAAGATAAACGACTACGATTGGTTAGAAAAAGAGTTTGTGCAACATACAAGTATGTTCCCTCCAGAAACATTCAAGTAAGATTGTTCATTAATGGAAATATTTCAGCAATAACTTTGGCACAAGCAATAGCAACTTCTTGATGCTCTTTTTGTGTACCATTTGCACTACGTAATTCAATGAAATGGATCCAACTACGTAGTGTTCCATTCATATATAGTTTACTTTCAATTAAGCCCTCTGGCAATACAGCACGAGCTTGTTCTTTGGCAATACCTTTTAGTATCGCCCATTCATATGCATCACGTGACTGTTTAATCACGAGTTCTTGCATACGTTCCCATTGATAGGCAAGAAAACGATCTTCATCGTTATTATGTACGTCTAGCTCTATACTGTTTTGTCGATTTTTAGTGTCCTGGCGTCGTGCATCTCGCAATACAAACGACAAGTCTTTAGTAGGGTCAGCATATCGCTGACTGAATTCTTGGAAACTAAAACTTCT